CTGTTGCTCTTGGTTCCGAATCTCGCCTCTGGCGTCTTCCGGTCGTTGAGACCGCAGCAATCACTGAAGGTACCGCTCTAATGGGTTCCTTCGGAATTGGTGCAACTCTCTATGATCGTATGGAGGGCAACATCCGGGTATCAGAAAACCACAGTGACTTCTTCGTAAGGAATGCAATTGCAATTCTTGCCGAAGAGCGCATCGCTCTTGCAGTGAAGCGCCCAGAGTCTTTCTGCACGGTGACAGGTATCTAAACCACCACCGCTCTCTAGTAGAGCAACTAAGGGGCCCCCTCTTCGGAGGGGGTCCTTTTAGTTTTTATAGGAACATCTGGTATGGTTATGTTTATGGAACTACAAGACATAGCACCAGAAACAAAATTAACTGTTGTCCTTGACCGTGATCTCTATGAAGAGAAAGACGGGGCTAGGACCCTGTTGGCACGTAAAGGTGAAAGAGTGACCCCTGAGGTCGCACGCAAGTACGGGGTTCTTCCAATTGAGTCTGCGGGTATGCCTGCTTTAGAGTCAAAGGTTGTCGGCCCTGACAGCAACCAACGTGTAACTGCCGCCTCTCATAAGGCTGTGGTTTGAAGCGAGGCGGGCCTCTCCGTCGGAACACGCCATTAAAACGTAAGAAGCGTCTTAACTGGGCTAGCGAGAAGAGGAAAGCAGAATTACCCTTGCGTAAAGCCGTTCGTGAAGAAGTTCTCGAACGAGATATGTACAAATGTGTTGCAATTGACCTTGTTCCTCAGGTACAATGTTGGGGTCCCCTAGATGTGGATGAAATAAAGCCACGGGGACTTGGTGGTGACTGGTTAGACCCTGATAACTGTCAGGTGCTATGCCGTGCTCACCATGACTGGAAACACCTAAACCCACGTGAAGCCAAAGATTTAGGGCTTTACATAGGAAACAAGACATAGACATGGGGGGCAAAAATGCTTCATCAAATAAGCAGCACAAAACTATTAGTACTTTTTTCAGGAACTCTAATCGGGGGAGCATTTCTCGCCGAGTCGGTTAGGCAAGATCCACCCGAGGTAACTGCCTCGGTCCCCACGACAACCACTCTCCTCAGCGACCAGAGTGCACCCGATACCCATTCCAGGCACGTCACTGAGGGGCCTTTTTTACTTGAAAGACTTCCAATCCTTGAAGACCCTTATCCCACTACATGGGAAGGGGTCCCATATTCTCACTCATCATCCGAACAATATGCGGATATCCCCGTGGTACCCGATGATGAGGAAATTTCTATCAGCAGCCACACTGGGTCCGATACCCTTCGACGCCCCGCTGCTGAAGATTCTCTCGGCCACCTTACAAGCGACACTCAACCTCCTCCCGCCGAGGGAGAAGACCCCTTGGATACCCACCCGACCTTCGTAGAACCTACGGATCAGCGCGACCAAGGGGAAACCGTGAGTGCCCCTCTCCAGATGAAGTATTATCAAATGGAGAGGGGCTCCCACATCATTGATTTACAGATGAAACTAGGGATGGGCTTCGTTGATGGCATATATGGCCCCAAGACCCACCAGAGCCACGTAGAGGCCCTTGGAGGGCCTTCTGAGGCTGTCAGGCTATGGATGAACCAAAGACAGTGGGAGTGGGTATCAGAGAACCCTGATATTGAAGAGAACCTTCAAATGAATTGGAGTTATGAAGAGCCACCCACACTCGAAGAATTAGTCCACGCCTACTTCCTTGAAGAAGATTGGAAATGGGCATTTGCTGTGGCTCAATGTGAGTCAAGCGCTAAACCGACAGACACTTACAATTATGCGGTCTCTAGCGCTCACGCCAAAGGCGCTTTCCAGCACCTCCAACGCTATTGGAACATCAGACGACATTTGGCTGGCATGGATGGCTGGGACATTTTCGATTTGGAGGCGAACGTCGCCGTGGCCAGTTGGCTCTTTTACACTTCCGGTCCACAGCATTGGAATCCTTCTAAACACTGTTGGGCAAAGAAAGTAACTCTATAATTATTTGGAATACACTGTTTACTAGGAACCTACATGACAAAATATATGTATGGTCTGGGGCTCAAATCTCTCGACGCCCCGTGTGGAGCGAAACGGCTGGGAAGAAACAGAAACTTTTTTTGGTGTTGAGCGCCCTCAATATCAAGACAATGCTGCATGTAAAGGCATAGATAATTCAGAAATATTTTTCCCTTCACCTGGGGATACTGAAGCATTAAAAGCCGCTAAAGCGCTATGCCAAACATGCCCAGTTATACAACAGTGTTTAGAGTATGCGCTTAACAATAATGAGCGTTATGGTATATGGGGCGGGAAGAGCACACGTGAGCGTTTGCTTATTCTTCGTGCAAAGAGGATGCTAGAGGCAGGGGAAGCCTAATCGTCTAGACCCCAAAGAAAGCGTAGGCTGTCCATATGGCTATCATCACTTATCAAGATCTTGCTACCTACATGAATAAAACATTTACGACGGGTGAGCAATCGGCGGCCAATACGATGATTGGTGCATTAGAGCGAGAACTATCTGGGATCTTAAACAGATCTCTTACCGGAACTTCCATAACTGCTGAGGCCCATATTCTTCAACGGAACCAACATCAGATTTTCTTAAAGGAATACCCAGTTCTATCGGTTACTGAATTAAAGATCGGGGACCTTGGTTCTGAGACGGTCCAAACACTCACTGACTTTGATATTTATTCCTGGGGTATCGACGGGATCTTCGCTACGACCCAAGGGACGAGCGCTCTTGTGACCTATACAGCAGGTATGAGCACCAAAGAACAACAACAGTTGGAAGCATTAATGCTTCGAGTGACAGCGAGAGAGATGTCACAAATTTTGGCTGATGCCCAAGGTTTAGAGCGTTTACGTGCTGAAGGTGTTGATATGACATTTGCCAATAGGGGCGCTTCGGGATTTTCAGATGACGACCTGCGTTGGGTACGACGATACAGACGCAGGGGCGTTTACTAATGAGAGGCGCTACAGATTCCTTAACGATAAGAAGTCGGACTTCTTCAGTTGACACTGAAGGGCAAGTCTCTTACTCGAACTCCGACACGACAATAAGCGGTCGGATAATGATAAGAAATGCTGACGCTGTAGATATCGGGGGTATGCGTTCATCCCAACCAGAGGCAGTTGCTTGGGTTCCCACTGGGACTTCAGTAAGTGACGCCGATCAAATCGTTGTTTCTGGTATGGATTCTTTCCTTAACGGGACATGGGAAATACAAGGCATACAATATAACCGAGCCCACTATCGGCTGTTTCTATTAGGAGCGAGGACATAATGCCTAAAAAAAGTGCTTATATAGCCCCTCCTTTTAATGATCCAGTTGCTATGCAGAAAGCAATTATTGGTAATGCTTTGAGGGTTTACAATGGCGGTTCTCGTGCTTTAGGGGCGGCCGGTAAAAAGATTGGTGAGACCTATGCCCAAACGATTCAAGCGGGGTATAGCAGCCCAGGAACAAAGTCTCGTCATCCTGGAGGGAAAAAATATTGGGACTCAGAACTGAAGCGCTACACACGGGCTTCACGACCTGGCGATCCTCCGGCGTTGCAAACAGGGAAGTTGATGGACAGTGTTCGTTGGTCTTCGAGCAGAGTCCCGGTTAAAGGCCCTGGCGGAAAGATGATGAAAGGTTTCGGGAAAACGGTTATTCAAGTTTTCTCGACTTTGGAACATGCTGCGTCTCTTGAAAAGGGGACTTCTACGATTGCCATGCGTCCTCTATGGATGCCAACTCGCAACAATCCTAAAGTTTGGAGAATGATTCAAATTTGGACGGTCAGATGGTTCATACAAGGCGAAAGAGCCGAGGCTGTCAAATTACGCTCAGGCAATTATGGCGCTCAAATGGGTAAACAGGTTTTAAGAGGCGGAGGGTAACCTATGGCTAGTGTCGCTTCCGCAGTCAGAACAAAACTAACTTCCGCTTCAATAACAAGTGTTGGGACGAAGGTATACAGAGATTTTGCTCCTGATGAAATCACGATGCCTTTTGTTACTTTTGTCAGTGACATTTCAAGAGTCCCAGTTTTAGAAGGAGGCGGGATTGTCAGAGCACGTCAACAGACAATGGCGGTTGACCTTTGGCAACAATTATCTGACGAGAGTGTTGGTCTAATAGAAGAGGTGATCGCTGCTATCGACGGTGCAGAGTTAACTGGCGTAGATAAGACTGTGTTTCAATGTAAGGTTACTGATGTGAACAGAATGGTGGAATTAGACACTGATGTGTGCCATCACTCTCTCACCCTAGATGTGGTGCATTCAAACTAATGGCTTTTACAACTATCACCGTAACGGGTACTTATTTACAGGCAGATAATTCAACGCCTGCTACTGGCAATGTCACCTTTATTGCTGGGACTACGATGACAGACTCATCTAATAATCAGATCGTTGCGCCAACTCTAGTTACAGGCACCTTGAATGGTTCTGGGACTTTTAGTGTTTCACTTACTGCTACTGATGACTCAACAACTCAACCAACGGGCGTTACTTATGAGGTAACTGAAAACATCGATGGCGCTGGACAGAATAAATACAACATTGCCGTACCACAAAATTCTACTGCGGGGACTTTGGATTTAGCGGACATCACGCCTGCTACCAACCCAATTACTTCTTACAATTATGCGACACAGGCGTATGTCTCATCATCGGTTGCTAGCCAGACAGCCTATACGCATACGCAAGAATCACCCGCAACAACATGGTCAGTTACTCACAATTTAGGCTTCCGTCCTAGCGTTTTTGTCGTAGATACTTCCGATAATGTTTGCTATGGCGACGTGACGTACACGAGTGCAGACGCACTAACGATTACCTTCGCACAATCGTTCGGCGGAAAGGCGTATCTTTCATAGTAGAGATTCTTTTTTTTATACGCTGCTAGGAGCCTAAATGCCGAAGTATTTGGTCAATCTTGACTTAAATCAGAACCAATTAATTAAGCCACGCATAGAGAACCTAGCCAGTGCGCCGTCTAGCCCTGTTACTGGGCAGATGTATTACAACACGTCTAACAATACCCTTAATTTTTACAATGGTAGTTCATGGATAAACCTCGCTGAAGGCGATATCGAATCTGTGACGGCGGGCACGGGGCTCTCGGGAGGTGGGGTCCAGGGAGACGTTACGATAAATATTGCGGATACTTCGGTTACTGCAAATGCTTATGGTAGTGCTACTGCGATTCCAACTTTCACTGTGATGCCCAGGGTCGTTTAAC